CAAGCTTCTATCGCAAAAATATTTTGCGGAAGCCGAAACTCTAAATAAGTCTAACTAACCCGAAAGGAACTTACCTATGGCTGAAATGCCTCGCGCTAAGGATCTATTCGGCGACGCAACACCCTTAGAAGCAGCACAGAAAATGGAAGAATTTACCGATCTACTCGGTAAGTCACTTTCGAATTCTTCTTCTGTTCCGGGACAAGCGCCAGCCGTTGATCCATTAACAGCAATCGAAGGACTTGTTGCTAACAAGTCTCTAACACCAGACGCCCTAGCAGGACTCAACAACGCATTGGCTTCACAACGCCTTGCTATGCAAGAGATCCAAAAGGACATCACTCTTACATCTCCACTTAGCACATCTTTCGCAGCCTTCGATCTAGAAGCACCTGCTAAGTTGCTAACACCTCGCCCAACACCACTTCGCAACCGTATTCCTCGTAAAAAAGGCGTCGGCACATCACACCGCGTAAAGCGTATCCTCGGATACACCGGTACCGGAACAGGTGGAGTCGGACAAACTTGGCCGGGAATCACTGAAACATCAACACAAGCATTCGGTTCAATTAACTTCGAACGTGGTAAGTTAATTTCCTACGCTGCTGATGATCTAGTGTTGCCATACAACTCATACTCACTATCTGACTCAGTAAGCTTCGACGCTAACTTCTCAGGTCTTGGTTATCAAGATCTACGCCAACTATCTTCAACATCAACACTTTACGCAACAATGTTGATGGAAGAAAGAATGATGTTGATGGCTCGCGGTACTGCTTCAGGTTACTCTGGCGCACTTACAGCACCTTCATTCACACTTGCTACACCAGTAGCGTCAGGTCAAACTGCGATCGCAGCAAACACCTACTATGTCAACGTAACTGCTGACGCAGGTATTTCGACAACTGGTTTCGGTGAGTCAATCCTCGGAACAGAAGCAAGCACAACAGCTGCTTCAGGTGACGTTCTAACTATTACTGTCGGAACTGCTATTGCTGGCGCACTTGGTTACAACATTTATGTTGGAACTGCAACAGGCGCAGCAAACCTAAAGTATCAAGGAACACTTCGCGGAACTGGCACATTCACAATTCAAGGTGCCGGAACTACTGGTCTAACTGGTAACAACGCAGCATTAACTACAACAGGTGCAGCAGCGTCTCGTGCTTCAGCAGATACTTCTGCTTATGCAACAGGTTACGACGGAATCCTTCCAACAGTCCTCGGTTCAAACTCAGGATTCAACAACGCAATTAACTCAACATTCTCTACATCTAACCCAGGTGCTGAGTATCAAACAGTATTTGCGCGCCTATACGACGCAGTTAAGGCAGATCCAGATCTGGTTCTTCTTAACGGTAACGATCGTAAGCAACTCTCTGACGCAATCAAGAGTGGCTCAACTGCTAACTACCGTTTGACAATTAACGATCCGGGACAGGGTGGAACCACATACGGTTCTATCGTGACTGGTTTACAAAACGAAGTTACAGGTAAGGCAGTAGATCTAGAAGTTCACCCTTGGCTACCACAAGGCGTATCTCCAGTTCTATCCTTCACACTTCCAATCCCAGACACAGAGGTTTCTGATGTTTGGTCGAACTTTATGGTTCAGGATTACATGGGCATTCAGTGGCCTGTAACCCAGTTCGCATACGAGTTCTCAACTTACTTCCGTGGAACATTCTTCTGCACCGCTCCTGCATGGAACGGCGCAGTTTCAGGAATTATCAGCGCATAAGTAAGGCAACGAAGGGGAGGGAGTGCGAATCACTCTCTCCCTTTCTTCATAATTAGGAGGCAGCATGGCAAAAAGAATGGTTGCGCCAGATAAGCGCGTAGCAGAAACAACAATCGGTAATAGAAGTTACAAGCCGAATCGCCAAGGTATTTATACTGTTAGCGATCGTGACGCGAAGGCTATGAAGTCAGAAGGTTTCTTCGAAGCTTCTCTTATGGGTGCGACAACTAATAACGAGAATCTTGGATACACTTGCGTAGAGTGCGGTTTCGGATCTTGGTTCGCTTTATGTAGTCGCTGCGGACACGACAACGGCAATGGGATCAACAGAGACGGAAGTTAAATTATGGCGACAGGCGTAACAAACCAAAACCCATTCTTCGAGAATCCTTACATTACTGTCGCAGAATACAAAAACGCGCCTACCGCTATCGACTTCGATAACCTAGTCGTCGGTGGTAACGCCCAAGCACAAGACGCAGAATTGGCTAACGCCATCTTACGCGCCTCGTCATTTATGAACGAATACCTTAATCAGAGCCTTAATGCTTCTACTCAGATAGAAAACCAACGCGTCCGCATTACTAATCAGGGCACAATAGCGCTACACCCTAATAACAACCCTGTTGTTTCATTACAAAGTTTTTCTTACGGCGCGAGCCCTAATAGCCTAGTCAGCCTTCCCGATCCTTCTCTCGCTTGGTTCGAAGATCAACAAATAATTATTCCTTTAGCAAACATGGCGACTACTTATTCAAGCCAAGGTCCATTAGCCTTCGGTCCATACGGAGCGCCACGTCAACAAGTTTATGTTACTTATCAATACACTTCCGGTTATGTTAATAATTTGATTGCTACGGCTACTGCTGCTGCGACTTCTATGACAGTGCAAACGGCTGACGGGATCGTGCCGGGAATGAGATTACGCATTTATGACGGCGCTAGCAGCGAGAGAGTTACCGTCGCAAGCAACTATACCTACGGCTCTACAACGGTGCCATTGACCTCTGCGTTGGCTTTTACGCACGCTTCCGGAGTCTCCTTTGGCAATTTACCCCAGACTATTAAAGAAGCCTGTATTCTGGTTACTACGGCGTTTTTGAAGGTGCGTGGCGACCGCTCATTAACTATGAATGTAACGACTCAGCCTACTTCTAACGTCGCTGGTGGCGCTTTATTCGGATCCGAAATTGAATTAGCACTAAAAATGCTCGATCTCTATCGAAGAATGCGTTAATGGCAGGGCGCACCGGAGTCCGCGCTACGCTATACAACTGGCTGGTGGCAGGAAACATCTCTACTCTCAATCAGATCTTTACAAGCTTCCCGAAGCGCATAAATTTCCAAGTCAACTCACAAGCAGGGCAATTATCACGATCTGCGGTAGTAATTTTTATTCAGAGCGAGCGCGAAACTCGTATTGCTATTGGTGGCGCGACTAATGGTTGGAAGCGTGTTGATTACTCTGTGATTCTTCAGGTCTATCAGCACTCTATGGAGCGCAACGCGGAAACTGCTATGGCGTCTTTCGATACTTTGATAGACGCAATAAAAGCCAGATTACGAGCGGATCATAATTTCGGCGATACAACTGGAAATTTGGTTTGGCAAGGTGCCGAGCCAGTAATCAACTGCACATACGGAGAACCATCAACTCCCGAAGGTGGAAATGCAACAGAAACCTTCGCTGAGATACAATTCGACGTAACAGAGATGATCCAAGCATAGGAGCAACATGAAGATCACCAACAACGGAAACGACGCTCGCGTGTATCCTACGCTTGGCGTTATTATCGAAGCAGGTAAGTCTTACGACGATACAACTGCTAAAATCACACCAGTAAAAGAAACCCCAGCGTCAGCCTCGTCTGACTCAACAGTAGAAGAGGTGAAGTAATGGCAGTTCAAGCTTCCGTTCGTTCCTATTTAGGTATTGCTAAAGAAGTTACCAAAGGAACAGCAGTAACACCAACGGACTTTATTCCGGTAATGGCGTCAAGCCTGAAACCAGTGGACATTATTGATCCACTTTACGATACAGGTTTGCGCGGTTCGAATGTTTTGAATTACAACTACATTCCGGGTCGCACACGTTCGACTATTGACTTCGGTGGATCTGTATTTGCAGATACTGTCGGTTATGGTCTTGCTGGCTTACTTGGCGATGTAGCCACAACAGGCGCTTCTGCACCATTCACTCACACTATTTCGTTGGAAAACTCTGCGGTCGCAGCAGCAGACGCACAACCTATTTCTTACACATTCACAGACTTCTATGCAGCAGCAGTGCGCGCTTATTCAGGCGTTCAAATTCATGACTTCACATTGAAGTTCAACGCTGACGGAATGCTTGAATACGACGCTAAGGGAACAGGTTGGGCGAGCGCAGCAGCAGCAACTCCAACTCCAAGCTTCTCAGCAGTTCTCCCTACTCCAGTATGGCGCGGTGCGGTAACTATTGGCGGATCTACAATTACCAACTCTATTAGCGGTGAAATTGCTATGAAGCGTCCGGTAACACCTATTTACGGTATCAGCACTACACAAAACCCTTACAACGTATTCGTAGGTCCATTAGAAGTAACTGGTAAAGTCACTTTCGTAATGGAAGCAGACACAGAATTAACTCGCTTCCTAACAAACACACACCCAGCACTTGTTTTCAACTGGACATACGGCTCAGGCGCAGCAGAAGTTCAAATTCAAGCGACTCTTACAAAGGGTGCTTATGTCGCTGCTGCTATCGATCGTGG